CATGTAGCCTCACACACACGAATAAGTGAAAAAGCATTCCTGCAATCTCTTCTTATTATAACACACTTTCACACAAACGTTAAAAAATTTAAATAACACGTTCACACAATTATATATACAATGGGAATGAAAAACACACAAAACATAAGATGCAGTCTTGATAAGTTCAAGACTGAAACTTATCCGCCGACTACCTAGGCGACCAAAAATTCATAAAATTTCGGGATTTGTGTATGCGAAAACCTCCCCTTCTTCTAATTCAGAGGGGTAAAGCTCTCTCGCAGTGAGAGCAGGGGCTGGAAAGATCGGAAATCTAGGACACCATAGAAATCTAACTAAGTGACAATCAGGACCTCCTGCTGTAAATGCAGCAATTCTTGCACAATCACCTACAGCAGCAAACTCGCCAAAACGAATTTCGAATTGAACCCACTTTCCTTGGGTACCAAATTTTCCACCTTGATTATTTTGAAAATAATGATAAGCTGAATCATAAGGTATAGCTACTTCCAAAGCACTATTTTCTCCCCTCAACGGGAAAAAATTAATCCAGGGGTTGTTGCTAAACGAATTATCAGACATGCCATTATTATTACTCCAATCAAGAGGTGTACTAGTATCTGTCGATTTAGGACCTTCATACGTTGTTACATTCAAAGAAACAGGGACTACGTCACTAGCTTTAGCTCGATAAAACATAAGCTTAACTAGGGTGCTACCTCGTGTTCCCAAAAAACAACAACCAGTGTATTGAGAGATATCCATCGTCAATTCATTTGGATCTAAAGTACCAAAACCCGTTCCACTATAAATGGAATTGGTTAGGTTACTAATTGCAGAAGCTGTAGAACAAGTAGTTCCATAAAATGGTATAGACCATTTCAGAGTATGACCTCCAACAATCTGGGCCTTGTATAAAAAACCATAATTAAACAAGGCACTATATTTCTGGACCAAAGCATCAGCAGATAGCAAAGTACTACCATAAAGATCTTTAAGTCCTTCAGGGGGGGGTTGAGTCCCTAACGAACAATTCTCAATAAACTCTTCTTTATCATCCAATCCTTGAGGGTGGAAGAGTTTCCAAGGTTGTGTCAAATCAGTCCAAGGTTCAGTAACACTACGCGGTTTATGGTAAATTAAATTGTCACTACTACATGACAAGATAATCTGCGCTGAAGTGGAACCAGAACCTCCCAGAACAAGTGGGGAGATGACTGAAACAACTAAAAACCCATTATTAGGTTGCATAATGTTAGCACTTGGCGTTTGATTAGCTACCATAGGGTAAACACTCAATGCTGGGTAAACATTATTCCAAGGAACTGTAACCTTCAGTTCTCTTCCATTCTGTAAATCGTAACGACATGATGGAACATAACCAAGTGGTTCATTGACTAAAACACTACCCAAATTTAGAAAAGTTGGAGACCAAAACACGTTAACAGCTCCAGCATGAAACTTTCCAGCACAAAATTTCAAGTGAAAATTAATATCACCTGTCCAATACTGGAATAAAGTGCCAAAGTAACCCATGGGTGCTAATTGTGAACTCAAACCAGAGTTTGAATAAAGCATCGGTGTCACGGGAATACACACCAAAACTGTATTAAAAGCAGCTGTTGACAACCAAGGTGCTTTAATAATGAAACCTTCCCTTTTAAAAATTGAAGAGAAAGAAACATCAGCCATTAAGTCATCGCCAAAACTTGGAGGAGATTTGTCAACATAATTATTATGCAAATATGAAACTGGCAAACTAACGGTATCAATACCATCAACACACTGCATATCTCCATTCAATCGTCTTACTACTTGACCTTCTGGATTTAACGAAGGATGTCTCGTGAAACCTAAGGCGCCAGCCGCCGCTGATAAACCACTAACAGCTTCACCGACAGCCATACCAAGGGAAGAAACAGCAGTTATACCACCAGCAAACCAAGAAAGGTAATCTGAAATTAAACCTTGACTAGTTAATCCTCCCATCTTAAAATCTTTTTGAAATCTACCATAGAAAGTTAAAGTGGAAGCTACACTAGCTCCAGCAGTATCCTTCAAAGAATCCAAACAAAACACTTGAACACGCCAACTACTATAATTTTTGGCTCCAGCCGTAAAAGGGGAAGCATCTAATAAAGAAGTAAAAGGCATAACAAATTTAAAATTGGTGGCCGTAGAAGGGTCAACATACCAGTGTGTGGTCTGAAGACATTGTCTGAAATCCAACGAAAATGCTTTATTGAAGCCAGGCTCATTAGTACCATAGGGCCAGACAGAAACAACATAACCTCCATAAGCCGTGGGAGGACCGTTGTAAACTACTTCTAACTCAAAAGTTCCTCTCCAGAAAGTATAAAAGCTAGTACGATTTGATATCGTCCCTAGACTAAAATACATCTGCATAGGATCAAAGGTACCTAACAAAGTGTATTCAGTATCAGTGTTAACTAAATTCTGTCTACGAATCATAAAACGTCTCTGAAAATAATCATCGTTCTGTTGCTCAGGAGTGGTGGCTATGGGGTCTTTAACCGAAATTGGATGAGTTTCAACAGGCGTATCAACAGGTCCAACTGGCTCTAATTCACCAACGGTTGATTGGGTCTTAGTTTCTTCACTAACTTCGACTTCCTTAAAGTCATAACTACCATAGAGTTTGTTCAATTGGTAACGAACATCTCCATAAGTCCACATAGGAGGAAACATCTCATCAAAATTTTCAGAAATTTCCATCTGGGCACGAACACCATCAAGCCACCAACAGCTCACAGTTTGGCCTGAGGGACAAACATTCCGGGCATTATCATCACTAATTACAACCAACTTCTTTTCAGACAAAGTTGATTGTTGACGTTTCCGACGGCAATAATCGAACAAATCTTCAACGATTCCTTGAACCTCAGTCACAGGTGAAACTTCGTTAGCCTGCTCACGCAGAAGTAGAACTCTATTCAATGTCACAGAGTCTCTAACCTCTTCATAAGTGTACTCCTTAATGGGAGGTCCACAAAGTTTTAAACGTGGCCAAACAGCTTCGAAAACTTCAGGTCCATGAAAGAATAATTCTCGGCGTGCAGAAAACAAAGTCTGAGCTTGGCACTCCTCCCTACTAATAACACTTTTTCCAGTATACATAGTAGACTTGAAAATAGACTTAAGTTCAAGTGGCATAGCCCAATGCATATGTTCCACAAGAGGATCTGCTTTTCGGAAACCTCTCTTCAAAATTGTACATTCAGTTAAAGGCTTTAATTCATCTGATAACTCTGATTTTTTATCAGCAGGAGTATACACTTGACCAAATCGAGAAAATATCACGGCAATTCGTTTGCAAGTGAACAACTTAATAAGATCATCATGTACATTACCAGTGTTATCATCACCCATCAACATCAACTTAACACGAGATCTAAATTCGTGTAATGTGACATACTCTTTACCCATAATGCAATAATAAGCACTACGAAAGTAAATTGAGTTAAGAATACAATTAAACCAGGCTGTTAAGAAACAACCTGATGGTAGAGTTCCGACACAAAACACTACCTCGCCTTTAATAATGCGAATAGTAAAACAAATTGATAATAATAAACGTCGTTTCTTATCTATCTCTTCATCACTAAAGCCCATCATTTTACAAAAGATAAGGGTAACTTTAATGGCGGTAAACATAGCATCTACAGCATGCTTCTGATCATATTTTCTATAATCACCGTCAAGAGCTGATTTTCGTGTAATTGGTCCAACACGACTAAAGAAATCTACTAAATCACTAACCTGAACTGGACAAGTTGCATTAAAGCCAATCAAGACCTCAGCTAAATACTTGTTCTCAGTCAAAATATCAAACAACTTCCCAAAATGCATTTTAAACATTTGAGTTTGAAGTGTTGTAGCGACCTGGAAGTTTCTAACCTCACCTATTTTCAACTTCTTTTCAGAAACTATCTCATCTTTCAAAGTAGTAGTAAAAGGAAAAACAGGAATTTGACCGGGTGTATCTAACACAGCTTCAACTTCAGCTACGGATTCAACAAGAACTGGATTAACATTTATAGTAAATTCATCAACTCGTTCCATCTGGCACATAGTTTTGGCGGTATTATAAGGTGGACCAGCACTAGTGTTCAAATTGACACCAACTATATGATCTGTCCCGTGAAGGGCTTCATCAAAAGTTAAATTTCTAGCCGTTCCCTTCAAAATCTCTGCGAAAGGAGCAGTATAATCTTCAATAGCCCAATCAATATGCTCACCTCGGAAGAAAGTATTGGAGGCTTCAAGCATATTCATCAAATAAGTATCAGAATAACCATGTAAATCACCATCTTCAGGTATAACAACCTTTGGAGTGGCAATACCAAAATCAGTAGCTACACCAAATTCTTTAGCTAGATCCTTAATCATTAAAATCTCAGGAACTGCTTGAAGATCGGATTTAAATTTCATTTGATGGTACTCTGGAATTGAACCTAAGAACTGGGAAAAGACACAATTACTTGGTCTAGTCATGTAATTCAAAACTGATGATCGTTCAGGAAAAGCCTTCAAGAGTGCTATGTCACTATGAATAGATGCTGGATGCTCACTTGGTCTCTTATCTAATTTACAAATCAAACCAGACAATAAACAGAAATCATCATTAACATCAAGTACAGATTGAGTTCTATTCAAGACACTAGTGACCAATTCTCTAGAGATATTCTCTTGAAGACTACGATCATTCAGAGTGTCTCTAGCAACGTGAATCCCAACGATGAACCAATGGTCATTAACCAAACCAATCAAAGGCAAACCACATTGTCCATTCACAGTCTTCTGGGTGGAAGTAATAAGTACTCGTTCACCATGAAAAGGAGAAACAGTAAAAGTGGATTTCCCTTCACAAACCGTTATCGTCTTTGTATCAGGTACATAATTACACATTTGAGAATTTATAAGACGATCACTTGATAAATTACTGACATAAAGAAAACCATAAATCTCACTGCGATTGAGCACGCAAAATTCTGGTATATCAGCGATTACCAAATCCTGATCCTTTAACTTTACACAGTTGGTACTATCTAAAGTTTTTGCTTCCAAGAAATTTCCATCAGGCAAGTAAGCCTTAATTTCAAAAGAATCAAACTTACAAAAATCATCATCATTCCGAGTCAGTTTTTCCGAGTGAGTTAAAACATGAGCTGGGAAAATGAATTTGTGACCTTTTAGGCGTAAACCAAAAATACTCTGTCCACGACAATTAATTCGTATAACAGATTTATTAATGGCTGCATAAATGGTCTCCAATGGATGAGGATTAGCGTTCATTGGTGGCGGGGTACGATGAGGATTCCAGGCATTCTGATTAATAAAAATCATCTTACTAAAGTCATCACCTACGGCCTGTGAAGCTGGAACAGGAACATACTTCTGTTTCACATGAGGGCTCTCCTGAATATCTAGACCCTTCTTATCCTTCGTAAGGCCAAATATTTCAGTCTGTGCTTCTTCAGAAAACCATTTTTTAGGAATAAATGTTCCGTCTAAGCAATCAGCATTAGGATCTAAAGGGACAAATCTCCCAGTAGTAGGAACTGGCTTATAACCATCCTCTTCACCATTGGTCCAATAATCATAAAGAACTTTCATTCCTAAGGCTGCAACTATAGCAGCAATACAAGGCCCAAACAAATTAAGGGCCCGATATTGATCTCGCTCCAAACGCATCTTAACTACTCTAAAAATGACATCTTTCCTAATAAAAAGATTCACTAATTTGGTAAAAAACAAATGGCCAAACACAGAAGTAGGAGTTGGCAAAGAGTCCAAGACACTTTCTAAAAAGGTCCCATGTAGTAACCAGCCAACCAACAAAGAAGTCAGAGTTGACATAACAAGGACACCAGTAAAACCTAAAACGACATAAGCACAAACCGTCACTAAAGAAAAACACGCCAAAAAGTTGGCCAAAGGTAATTTCTCCTTAATAACGTTAGATGAGAAACTGGAAGCTTGATTACGAAGAGTAGATACAGGTAACAAGTACTCATAAAACTCTTTAAAGTTTTTAACCTTCCCAATCGTTTTATTAGCAATCATAGCTTGTAACTTAGCTTTCAAGAAGATATAAGTCTCCTCACATTCAAAACTCTCAAGCATACTCAACTGTGGTTTCTCAAGACCAGCGGTACGTATTAAAATCTGATTAAATTTCTCCATCTCGAAACGTCTGTTGAATTTATCATCCATACCAGGAGTACCAAGGAGAAAAACGCGTACAAAACCGAAATCTTCATCATAAGAAGTCATAAGATTTTTAAGACGCTTAAAACCAACTGTTGAAAAACGTTGTCGATTATTTCTCACAAAATCGGCATAATCAATTTCAAATTGTTCATGTTCGATTTCTCTAACCTTAAATTCACACAAAGAATCCTCATGAAACTTAACAAGCATCTTACAACTCTTACACACCGGACTTGGCTCTAAACTAGCTGCCGGAGCAAGCTTTGCTTGTTGAGTCAAAACCCAATCGTGTAAGAAAATTGTGTAATAACGCAGAAATTGAGTACGTGAAGTAATTATAACTTTTGATTCAAACTCCATCTGGGGGGTAAACGAACCAATGTTATAAGAATACGTTTTATCACAAATCTTCTTCTCATCGACAGTCTCATCAGGTTTACTATAACCTTCATTCAAACTCATCAAAACAACGAGAGGAAATCTTCTACCAAAAGCATAAGGATCTTTAATCTTATCATTTAAGTTTGTTTTACTGGGTAAAGTATTTGTAGTATAATGGACAACAACGGGAGAAACAAAGTTCTTCCCTTTCTCCTCCACAGCCGCCTGTTCGGGACAAAAAGGAGTCACATTAATCAGTTGAATTAACTCATCAGCAAAAGTTGCGTCTGCATAAGCAGGTTTAGCCACTTTCTGATCAGGATCATCATATGTGACAGAAATCGTGTTTTCATTAATACCCGTCCAATAATTCTCTGGCTTTCGAACGTAAATCTGCTCAGGGGAGAAAGGACGGCCCAAAACTGAAGCTGCAATTTCATTCAAAGAGGTAACAATCGTTGATTTTCCAATACCAGGTTTCCCTTGTAACATGACGCCCAAAGGTTGAGGTCGAGCTGAAGCATTCTTAAGGATTGCTATCTTGCTCTCAATCTTATCACGAAGACGATTTAAAGCATTCAACATAGTCGGAACGATCAAAACTGATCCGTCCTTAAAGGCGTCATTCTTTGAAACTCTAGTACCACAAGAATAATGTTCTGTAGCTTTGATAATCCAAAGTTGCAATGGTAATTGTCTCTCAATAAACTTCTTCACAGATGGTTTAGTCATATATTTATTAAACTGAGCAATATCCCCACCTAAAATAGAAGAGGGACTCATCAAATACTCAGCTTGATCTAACCATTCACTGGGATCAAAAGTCTCAACAAACAGAGGCGATAGACTTCCTTTACGGAAGCAATCATACAATGTATGGAGAATACGTGTCAGAAACTTCATAATAACTTCAACAAAGCTCATACCATTATCTTTAAAGACAAGGAACTTTCGATAAGCCCATAACCATTTTGGAATAATATTAAATTCAGCCATAATGGTGTCAAAAGCCACAAAACCCAAAAGGGATTTCCCAAGCGTGATTAAAGTCTCACCAGCTTGAGTCTCAGTCTGATCCGAGATGTTGGCTTCCTCCTCGAAGGATAATAATTTCTTATTGACATCATCAAGAAACAAATTTGCAAATAAATCAACAGGAGGAGCTTTCTCTCGACCCTTGACCATTTCAAATTGATGTGCAATCTCATCAATATCAGAAGCAGCTTTAAACTCAGTTTTAAATCTAAAAGAAGTAGCTTCCCAAACTCTATTATAAAATTGGGAAACTTGTTCCGAACTATACAAAGTGGTAACATCTAATAAAAGACGAGCCATCTGCATGGAACAGTAAAATTTACCAAGACTTTTAAAGCCAGCTGTCAAATTATAAGCACAGAAAGCAACACAAAAGATGGGTGTAACAACTCTCTTAACATTTTGAAACTTTCCAATATTAAAATCAAGGAGAGCACCAAAATCAGCTATTTGACTAACCAAGGATTGTGTATGAGGGACCGGAGTCCATTGCTTATACATAAATCCCTTCAAGTTGTGTTGAGAAATATAGTCAGAAACGAAACGAATAGCTTCAATAGCTGACCAATTCCCCAACCTGACAGTATACAAAGCGTTAGCTAAAATCAAAGCAACGCAATTACTAAAAGGAAAAGTAGCATGCGCTTGAAACAGCTCTAAAATAGCTAAATCATCAGCTGAACGGGTATAATTACCAAAATAAGGTGCCAAATGAGCACGCATTAATTCAATATTTGCAAACAAACCCTCGATCTTATTCGACCAAAATAACTCAGGATACTCCCAAGAAAAGAAGAAGAAATTTTGTGGAACAGGAATCATATTCTCGGTCCAACGAGACTTAGCTTTAGCACTATGCGTACGCTGGATATAAGTCTCCAGTATGTGCACACGTAACTTGCCATACTCATGATTGAGGGTCCCTTCACCTTCACTAAACAAACTAGGAAAAGTGGCAGTACCCTTAAAATCTAAATTTCTTGGATACTGCTTCACTCCTCCCCAATTATCATCAACTAAAAGACAACGTTCTAAAATCGGGAACTCAATTGCTGATGTAATATCAACAAAGGAGATGTTCATCGGAGTGTGTGATTGATCAGAAGTTCCTGCTTTTTCAAGGAACATAGCATCTGCCCAATCGGAATCTCGGAAGTCAGGGGCAGTATCTACAGAAGGTGGCTCATCAACTAATCGAACTTCATCAAAAATAAAGTCCTTTTCATCTTTAAGCTCAGGAAAATAATCTGAAGCTCTGTCACCGAACATCTTCCGAAGTTCAGGTTCAGGGTAAACAGGAGCCCTAAATCTCTTCTTAAAAGGAACAGACTTCTCAGCACCTGGCCCACTTTTATTTCGGGAAAAATCAAGTGGGCGATCGAATTGTGGTCGGGGAACTAAATCCACAACCAGCGGCACGTCTTCAGGACGTGCACTGGCCTGATTACAGGCTTTTAATTGGCTCAAATTTGCAGAAACTCCACAGAGATGTTCTCGTGCGTTAGTTATCATGTTTTCATAATAAAAGTTTTTGTTTTGATCTCCAGTAAGGTGATCAGTTAAAGTCAATTTTGTTCGGCTCAAATGGGAAAATGTAATAAATAAAATTTGAAATAATTAAATATCTGCAACGATTTATATTTTTCTTTTGAAGTCTTTCGACCGGAGATTCTGTCTCGTGATCCAAGTGTGAGCGCACTCGGCGACGACAGAAAACATTCTACGTAACGGGCGTATAAATAGTCAACCGATGACGATAAATAAATATCATAAAGGCGAAAGGCGATTCGGGCAAACAACCCGCTGATCCATTTAAATGGTATCAGGCCACGAATTAAAGTCCATTGCTGCTGTCACGTTCTTGCATCTAAATTAACAGGCCTACCCAAGATTAGGGTCGACGGTTAAACGTTACACAATGCTGCTGTTGTTAAAGTAGTAATACTGGTTAGACGACCAGGGAGCATTAGTGGCTATAAATAGCTAATAACGGATGAGATACGAACTCATTCTGTTACGCGAAGTCATAAATCGATATCATCATAAATCAAATGTTAAGTATTAAAGAATACCAAAACATTGACAGTAAAGATTTATACTTGACTCACAAGAGTCTATAGAACTAAATAAATAGTCCAATGCCTAGCATAGGCAGGAAAGAAGGTTAAAAACCTTAGAGATATCGGACGACCCCTTACGGGGGTCAATCGCCAATTTTCCTAAAAATTGGTAAAATTGAAAGGTAATTCCAATCCTTCTTAACGCAATGGTTTCCCATGTGCGAAGAAGGCCTAACAAGGAATTGTGAACCTAACTACTCGCTCTCAATCAAATAGTAGAGAGCCTCGGAGAGGTATTTGCAACTTCTTAGTTGCCATCAGGATACGAGTAATTCAGATGTTGAAAAAGACAAATGACGACACATTCATCTAGAAATAAAGTACATCTTGTTACCGAATTAGATCTATTTCAAAGGTAAAAAGCAAATGACGACACATTCACTTAGAAATAAAATAGTAGTCTAGCACTCAGCTAGAATCTAAAATCAAAAAATTAG